TGCTCCATGTTTTCAATGGAGAGAATGGTTTTGATGTGTGGTTTGCCAGTTACTCTTTTCCACAGTGATTCTTCAAACTTAACACCATGTAAAAAGTAAAATCCATACCCATCTTTCCATTCAATAGCTTTTCTTGTAAGACTATGTAATTTACCCTCGCTTATTTCTAGCGTCTTTGGTTTTTCTACTAACCAGCACTCATTCTTAAAAAAGTAATACCCAGTTGTGTTTTCGGATATTTTCTGCAACCAAACTATGTCATTTTTCTCAAAATACTCATTGAAGAAACCATAAAAAGACCAGTCGTCTGCATCGTAATAAGCCCTCACAGAAGCCCCCACAGAAGCCCACACAGAAGCCCACACAGAAGCCCTCACAGAAGCCCCCACAGAATCCCACACAGAATCCCACACAGAATCCCACACAGAAGCCCCCACAGAAGCCCTCACAGAAGCCCACACAGAAGCCCACACAGAAGCCCACACAGAAGCCCTCACAGAAGCCCTCACAGAAGCCCTCACAGAATCCCTCACAGAATCCCCCACAGAAGCCCCCACAGAAGCCCACACAGAAGCCCCCACAAATGATTCTGGAGATTTGAACCATTTTATTTTCTGAGGTGGTTTGACTCCACCTACTTTGTAGGCATTTTTAACAAAAGTTGCTATTTCTTTTTTAGTATTCTGTCTTTTTGTTGACAGATAGATCGCTATTTTCTCTTGAGCATACTTTTTAGCTAGTTCAAGCTGTTCTGGAGTAAGTTCTTTTTGTTCTCGTTTAATCATTAAATCATTTTTCATTAGTCCCTCACTTCCCCTGCTGTTTCTTCTACGTAATCGTGTTCTCGTTCTCTGATAACCAAATATGTACCAGATTCAAACTCAATCTCGTTATGCTCTTGGTGAACGAGTTTTGCTTTTCCTTTAACAGTAAACAGGGTGTTATCTCCAAGAATCACACTATCTGTCTGAGCGATAAGAACATGGTGATGTCCAGTAGCTTCTCCCTCAGCAATAAGTAGTCTTTTTGACTCAACTTGTTTTGGCTGGTCATTTACTTTTTTGAATACCAGATCTCCTTGACGTTTCATATATCTCCTTTAATTAATTACCTCCCAGATACTGTCTGGAATAAAAACTAATACTAATCCTGTTACCAGAGCTATCGCCATACAAGCAACTGAAAAGGTTAAAAATCGGTTAGTTGCTAGTTCTGTTGGAGTCATAGTCCTTTCTCTTTCATTTCTGCTCTAGCTTTGTTTAATATCTCAAGTAGTTCTTCTGGATTAGTTCCATCTTCTCTCATTTCATCTCTAATGAAGTCTGCTTGTTCTTGTAGTTGTTCTTGGTCAATCATATTATTCCTTTATTTTTTATACCAGCTAGGTACTTGGCAAGAAGCGAAGTTACTACCTTGTGATGCTCTTAAAATTGGTCCCCACTCTAAAGCCCTGCCGTTAGCGATGGCCCAAGCGGTTGTTCTTGATGCTTCCATAAAATCATATCTACTAGATTCTGGCTCTTCCATTTGTTTTCTCATACGCACCCAAGTAGCTTGGTGAAATTGGAATGGTCCACCAGCCAGCCCATTATCTCCATGAGCATTACTTGCACCATGTCCTGATTCTCTATGAGCCAGACAATGCATAATCATTAGTGCTTCACTCTTATGTGCTGGTAAAAACTCATTAACTGCTTGTTCTATATATTCGCTATCAGTTGGAGTTGGTGTAGCTGTTGCTACTGGAACAAAAACCTGTAATTGAGGCGTTGGGGTAGGCGAAACTTGCACCTTGACTGGTTGGTCCACCGTAACCAGTGTCTCGCTACCCCTAGCCTCTACGATATATCTTGAAGTCTTAAATCCTAGTCCTGCTACTGCTGTCCAGAACATAAGCATGACAGGTAAAAATCTCTCAAAGTAGTTGACTCTATATTGTCCGATTCTGTTTCTTTTCATAGCTCAAGTATTGCACGACTTGTGCATTGTGTCAAGCATCAAATTGGTCAGGTATTTGATAATCTGGATTCTTCTTGTTCCAGTCCTTTGTGCTGTAGAGTTTACCCTTGCGGAATAGCTCAATAAAATCAACACTTCTCGTAATAGCCCGATCAAAGAATGTTCTCCTCGGAATACCAGTAAGACTGATTATGTAGCTTCCCAATATATGTTTTGGTGTTTTCATTTTGTTAGTTCCTTTAGACTCAGGCTCTCCATACTTGGAAAGTCTACCTGTAAGCCATGCTTACTAGCGATGTACCGAGTGATGGTGTCAAACACTAAATCAATGTCTTTGGTGGTCATCTCTGTAGTGCTGCGTTTGCCAAGTTGTGCTTGCATGACTGGCTTCCATAAAAACTCTTTTACTCTATCTCCGTTCCAAGGTATCTCTGCATCTTCTCTAAGTGTTGCCTTCATGTCCAAACCAGCTTCATTAAGTTCTTGTGCTAGGTGTTCAAAGTACAAGTGTAAAGATTTGTTTTGCTGTGTTGTGCGTTGCATATTAGAAAGGAATTGAGTCTGCTACTTCGTCACTATCTGCGGTTGCTTTGGTGGTTGCTTCGTCCTCTACCTTCTCATAAGCACGGTAATCGGGCCTACTAGGATTGTCGCCTTTGTCGTTGGTAAACAGGTTAAATGTGTCACCTTTTTTGAAGTCTTGCTCTAACTTCACTGATAAATAGCTTTTGCCAGTCTTGGTCTTTTTGATCCAAACTACTGCTTTGTTGATGTAGGTCATTTTATCCTTTCCAAGATTTCCTTTACTTTTGCTACTCCAGCTTCAAGTCCTAGTTTTAACTTAGCAATCATTTCCTCATCACGTTCAATCCGAGTGATCTCAATTCGGTTTAGGTTGTCATTAAAGATTACAAAGTCGCACCACTTGCGGTCTGTGACGTGCATTTGGTGTTGGACCTGCCAAAGATAGCCTTTGTCAATATCTCTGGTATAGAGGAACTTCACAAAGTTGGTGTCATTTGGACACTTGATCTCAACCAGACCTTCTTCGGCAATCAGACCATCAGGACTCACTCCAACATACTGATCTAATTCAACATAGCCAACCTTTAGCACTTGGTTGCCACTGGTCATTTCATAAGCTGAACGAGCAGTATCTTCAAGCAGGTTGCCACGCTCCATGTCGGAGTTGGTGTATTGATCTTTTAGTCTGCCAGTAATGATCTCGCCTGCCTTCTCAAAACAAAGTGTCTCTAAGCCTTTACCGTTGGTAGCTGTGGCTTGAGCATCTGTGCCACCAAACTTTCCGAGTCTGACTTTGAGCCATACTTCACTTCCTTGTGGTAAATCTTCGTGGGTGTAAATCTTCATGCTTTGCTCTCCTTCTGATTCAAGATAGTCTTTACTTCGTCATAGATTGGAGTAATTAAGCTGATCTTGTATTTGTTCTTGAATCCTGCACAAACTTTGGTAAGTTCCTCAATCGTTTTAGCGGATCTGATTTTGTTCTCATCTTCCTCAATGATTGCCTCAGTCATGTCGATCTTTAGCTGATCTACGATGTCTGATTCGACAATCTCAAAAGCGGTCAAGAGCATATACCTACGCATATAGGTAATTTTTGCACCGAGTCCTTGGATCGCTTGTCCACGTGGAAGTTGAACGTCTGCGGTTGGTGCTACAAAGTCGATTCTTTCATTAGGATGTGAGGCGTTGTAGACTGTCAAAATCGCCTTTTCCGTTCCGTTGCCTACAACTATGTCAAAACGTGTGGTCAAACCGTATTTGAGGCATAATTGATTGACGGCTGGTAATAGGTCTCCAAGCTCGTAATAGCTGATAGTTTGATTCCTGCCAGACTTCTTTAGTTTAAGATTCTGCAGGTCAACTCTGACGCTAGTTAGTTTTTGGTAAATGTTCATTGATTCATTCATCTGTGCCTCCTGCAAACTCACTTATAACTTCATCAAGCGTTTCAAATAGCGACTTTGTTTCCGCTAGTGTTCCGTAAAACTCAATCTCGTTGTCAGAGTTAAAAACTGCAACATCTGTGAGTTTGTTGTCTTTATAATCAAGATGTACTATTTTTTCATTTGCTGTGATGTATGACTGTGATGTGATCTTCATATTTTCCTTTCTAATCTCGTACTATACTGCACAACGTGTGCATTGTCAACAGGTAACTACCTAGTTAACCATCTTTCAAACTCCTCTGGTGTTTCTGATCCATGTTTATTCACAAAACTTTGAATAAACCTGTTTGTCATCCTGTTTTTTTTCTCAGTTAGCCAGAACCACTTACTGATTAAGACAAGTGTTTCCTCGCTGTCAGGATTCTTAGCAAGCCCTAGTTTGATTTGCTCCTCAAGTGCTTTGATTTGTGTGTTCATATTCTTATCTTCTTTTCTCCGATATACGGACTAATTACTACTTCTCCAGATGGTTTAATCTCATAGGCCAGTCTACCAAGTTTGCCAGTTATTCTGTTTTTCCTGATTAAGATTGATCCGATGTCTTGGTGTGTAACTTTGTCATCAGCTTTCTTGACATAGAGTTGCATGACTACACTTGGTACTTGCGACAAACTAGATGAATCTCTTAAATCATCAAGCGTTGGTTCACGTTCCTCATTGAGTTTTCTTAAGTGAGAGATTACTAGAACTGGAATCTCCAAAGTCTTAGCGGTATTTTGCAGGTCAATAATCATCTGGTCTATGGCTGAGGTAACTCCGTTACGAGAGTCTTTTGCCATAAAGTGCAAGTGGTCAATGACCAACAGGTGCAAACGTTCAGGCATCTGAGTAACAGAGTCGATTAAGTCTTTGGTTTTAATTAGTTTGTCTGAGGTCAGGATACTGAGTGTTTCAGGCATTTTACCCAAAGATGATCTAACTCTTGGCTCGATGAATAACCCCTGTTCAAGTGAACAGAACAAGACGTTGTTACCAATGCTTGCCACTCTTGAAGCTATGTTAAGTGCTACTGTAGTTTTACCCATGTGTGTTGGAGCTGAAAGTAAGTACATCTGCTCAGGCATAAAAGTAAAAAAGTTGTCTAGGAGTTCATATCCAGTGGTAAGTCCATTTTTCCACTTCTCGACCAGTCTTTCATAGGCGTCTGTTGATTGAAGGCCTTTGAAGATTTTAATTGTGCCAGAGGTATCGTGCTTCTGAGCCTCCATTCTGGTAGCTGAGTCAAAAGTTCTTCTTAGCTCAACATCTTCAAGTGGTGGTGTGACGTAGTGTTCATTCCATGCTCTGAAAGCAGTCCAAGCAGTTGTTTCCCATGCGTTTTTGTTAGTCTGAGCAACCATGTGGCCAGCAACACGAATAGCAGTTTCATTTCTATTGCCATCGCTAGCTTCTGGAAGTGAGTCAAAGACTGGGGTTGTTTCTCTCTGATGCTGAATAACTACAGGAAAGTCTGCTAGTTTAGCAAAATCATATTTGAGCCATGTGTAACCTCTTTTTCCTAATGCAGATGGTGGCACGACTACGAATCCTCCATCGCCTCTGACATCCATGAGCTTATCGCCAACCCTAACTGAGTTTCTCATACCTGGTTTGTACTTATACCAGAGGTGGAAACCACCAGAGATTGTTGCTACCTTGATTTCTGAGTCGTACTCAGTGATTTTTGGATCATCTATGTCGAGAACAGTAATTCCACTAATCTTGCCAGTAGCCATTCCTAGTGCATTAAAGTCTAGGAGAGAACACCAGATACTTATTTCCTCATCAGTGGCAAACCTTTTCTGGTAATCAGTCCATTCAACCACTGGCTTCTTCTCAACTTTATCTCCGTTTGTTGTCAGCATGACTGGAAACACACTCAAGCCTTTGGAGATATATTTCTTGATTACTTCAGGAGTTATTGATTTCATATTTCCCTTCGTATTTGTTTAATAAATCGCCAATGTAGTCGCAGTTTCCATTTTTGTTTCTCTGGCGTAGTAGTAATACTGGAGTTAATTTATCTTTCCACCAGTCGTCTGCCTTGTGTGCTAGTTTTACTGCAATCATTATTTCTTCCATTGAGTAGACGCTAAGCCAGTAATGCAAGTTACCTTCGTTTGCTTTGTCGTACCTGAATCTCTTTCCAGTAATGGCATTAAAATCTTTAATAAAGTCGACATATATATCCTTACCTATACTTACCTTACCTAACCTTACCTTACCTATACTGGGTTTACCAATTGTCATACCAGTGGTATGCAGGACTGGTGTATCAATCAAATACTCGTTATTATTTTCTAGCAAAAGGCTGATTTCCTGCTGGTACATTGTTGGTTTATAGCGGTCTCCACGAAGTTGATTATTTCGTTTCCAATGTGTGATAACAACAACGCCAGTTTGGAACGGAATGACAAAGTTTTTTGTAATGAGTATTTTTAGGTCGTCGTCAGTTGCGGTAGTAAGCCTGATTACTTTCTTTGGGTTTACAAATCCATCATCATCTGCTCTCATTCCTAAATCATAATAAAGACACCTACTTGATGATGGCATATCAAGAAAATTGTCAGAATCTACCACATCAAGACTAAACATTCGCCTATTTGCCATAATACCTCCTCTAACCAACCCCCCTGGCGACGACTAAGAGACCAGGGGTGCTGGTTGGAAAACTCAATGTGTTTTTTTTGAGATTAGTCGTGCTTTCATTGCAATCAATCTACACCAGTTATTCGGCACTTGCAAGTATAACTTAGTGGTACAAAATTGATATAGTACGATATCTTGTGTAAGTGGTTAATCTGGTGTATAAAAACAGTGTGGCTAAACGCAAGAAAAAACCTGATTTATCTCAAAGAAAAAACCTATCTGGATCACGTAATATGTTTGGTGGCGATGGTGAATACTGGAATAAGATTGCTGAACAAAGCGAAACAAATTACAGATTAAACAGGAAAAAAGCATAATCTTATATGAGTTGCATAGTTTGTAACCAACCAACTGAGCCATTCAAAAGCACAGGTAAATATCCAAAGACTTGTTCTAAAGAGTGTCTTAGTATTCTCAGATCACAAAACAGCTCTCATAGATCAGCAAAGGTTAAGGAGATGTTTAATCCATTTGTGAGAAAACTCCCAGACTATGATGAAACTTTTGATGGTTGGAGAGAACGAGAGTATTTAGAGAAAGTAATTAGATAACAAAAACGCCCACCGATTAAGTGAGCCTTTTTGGGAAAAGGGATAATAACACATAAGGTAAAACATGACAGACAGCTACAGACTACTTATGAAAGCAGTTGTATTACAAGCTCTTAAAGATTATGCCAATCAATATTTAGAGGGTAGTCACAACACAAGGGATGAAGCAAAAAAAGTAGTAAGTTGGGTAGTAAAAATGAACGGAACTTTTGATATTTGTGCACACGCTATGGATATAACGCCAAAAGTATTACAGGAACTAATGAGGAAAGCGATGAAACAAATTAAACAAGAAAAGAAACCTTTTACTGGATTTATAAAGGATTTTAATTGGAGAAGTTATGAGTAATAAGAGTACTCAAATTCCGACAAAATTACCTCGAGTGATAAAAGAGGAAGAATATAACTTGATGTGTGAGTTGATTGGTGATGGTCTATGGGGGACTTCTAACTTGGCGAGAGTGGTGGGAGTTGAAAGAGAAACAATTGATATATGGAAGATAAGACCAGAGGCGCAAGCGGCTTATTCAACTGCAGTTAGAAACGTATTGAAAAAGAGGAGAAATAGAGGAGATGTAGAGAAGGAAATGAAAGAACTAGATTTAGAAGTAGCTAACGATGTAATAGACATCAATGCGTATTATCAGAAATATACAGATGAACAACTTACCGAGCTTGCCAACGAAAAAGCAAGAAGCCTTGGATTACTTGAACCTTCTAAAGGAAATTGAAAGAAGAAGGTCACTTGATCCTTTGAAGTTTGCTAAATCACATAAAAAACAAGATGAATTCTTTGCATCACTCAAGCCTATTAGGGTTTTATTCTGGGGTAATCGTGTTGGTAAAACAGAGGGTTGCGCACAAGAAGTTGCTAAATATGTTTTAGGTCAACAACCTACAAGAAAAGTATATCCCCCTATCGAAGTATGGTGTGCTTGTCCATCATACGATATGCAGAAGGAAACTAGTCAGATCAAATTACAAAAGTATCTACCCCAAAGTGAAATAGCAAAGATTGTTGAAATAAAGTCGGGAACATGGGGAGAGGTACAACTTAAAAATGGAAGTAGAATTAACTTTAAGTCATACGAACAAGGGAGAGAGAAGTTTCAAGGTGCGGCTAAGCGCCTAATTTGGTTTGATGAAGAACCACCAAAAGATATTTGGGATGAATGTGTAGTTCGTGTGGAAGCAGGTCAACCACTGGACGTGATTATGTCTATGACTCCAATTAAGGGTATGACGTGGGTGTATGACTCTCTATTTATGAATACTGGTAGAGACGATTTATTCATTTCTGAGGCGAGTTGGGATGATAATCCTTGGCTTACTGAGGAACAGAAACGCTTGATGGAAGCCAATCTATCAGATGAAGCAGTACAGGTTAGAAGATTTGGGAAGTTTGTGAAGCGAGTTGGTTTAGTGTGTGCGTGGTGGGAAAGAGAGAAAAACTTAATGGAGTACAGCAATCTACCGAGTGACTGGACGTACTTTGAGACTTTAGATTATGGTTTTTCTGATCCAGCAGCGTATCTACTTGCAGGAGTTGATGGAGATGGTGACGTTCATATCATAGATGGATTCAGAGAAAAAGGATTGGGTGACAGTGAGGTGTATTCACGAAGGCAGATTAAGACTACTGGGTTACAGATTAGACAGGGATTTATTGATTATCCAGACGAAACATTCCGAAACAATCTAGCTAAGTTGGGAATGGTTTTACAGCAAGTGGAAAAGAAAGCAGGAGCAAGTGGTCATTGGGATGAAACAATGGCAGAGAAGCTGGCAGAATATGGCAAAGTACAAAGAGGAACAGGCAAGCCAAGGTTATTTATCTCTAAACATTTAGATTGGTTAATCTCAGAAATTGAAAACCTAACATGGCTTGAGATTAAAAAGTCAGTGGGTGGAGAGATTCAAATTGTGCCAAGATGGGACGATCACAGGCGGTTTGGACATCACTTTGATGGAGTGAGGGCATTGGGATATTTACTGATAAGTATCAATCAGGTTAGGAGCGAATACGTGCCAGTGTATCAACCGAAGAAGTGGAGGATAGGTTAATGCCTAATAAGCCAGCCCAGAAAGATGACCCATTCAGGGGTATTAAGTCAGGCTCATGGACAAAGTGGGGAGGAGCACGAAGAGGACTAATCCATTCACAAGCCGAAGAGCTATGGAGTTGTCAGTTATGTGGAGAACAGCAACCGATGAGCCTAGCAGGATTCTTTATTGAGGATGAGGTGTGTGGGGAACATCTTAAGGTATGTGCATTGTGTTTTTCAAAGGCCAGACAAACAAACTATTCATATAGGAGAACTTTAATTCAGGTAAGGGGCGTGGATACGAAAGTCATTGATGAAGAAATAGCTAACTTGCTAACCGCTTGGAAGATACGCTAGAAGCTCTAGTATGAAGAAAACTGACGTACTCAATGAAGTGCTTGAACATTACCATGATTGGAACGAAGATAACGAACGAAGAAGAAACCGAGAACATGGTTGGAATGAGATCATTGACGCCTACAATGGTCAGTTTCCTGATGACTGGCCATACTTATCACAAGTGTGTGATCCTAGAGTTAGAACTGTTTTACTAGAGAAGAAAGCTCGACTTACTAATTCTAAACTGAGAGGAAGATTAGCACCTAGAGAGGGTGGAGATATTCTCAATGCAAGAATAAATAATACGTTACTGGATTTTCAATGGGATAGTGCAATTGATGGTGGAACGATGAACGCCAAAATTGGAGAGATGGATTTAGATTCTAGAATGTTTTCATCTTCATATGGGTATGTGGGGTGGAAGTATGAAACGGACAAAGACGGCAAAGTTATTTTCAATGGCAATGAACTTACTCCACTTGATCCAAATAACAGTGGGTTAGATCCCAATTGCAATCATATTAGAAACGCTAATTGGTTTCAAATGCGAGAGTACAAATTGTGGACCGATTTAGAAGAAGAAAACGAGTTTCCTGGTGAACCAAAATATAAAGGCCTACCTGATTTAATGGCTTTAATCAATAAAGAGAAATCACAGAATCAAAGACAAAGTGACTATCAACCAAGAAACCTCACTATCAAGGGACTTGAGGATAGAGTTGGGTATGACAAATCATTTCCAGTGATTGAGATTGTTACAGAGTTTAGAAAAGATAGGTGGATTACTTTCTCTCCTAAATATAGAGTGATTTTACGTGATATTAAGAACCCATATAAACACCGAAGTATTCCAATTATTCAGCTTAGATATTATCCACTTCTGAATGATCCATGGGGCGAGAGTGAAGTTGAGGCTGTTTTACCTCTGTTCTGGGCTATTCAAGCTACACTTTGCGGATACCTAGACACTATGAATATTCATATGAGGCCTCCACTTAAGGTAATTGAGGGTCAGGTGAGAATGGAAACGATTGAATGGGGTCCAGAAGCTACTTGGTTAATGAGTTCTCAAGATGCAGTCATGGAACATAGTGGTACGGGTGAAGCACTAAAATACTTTCAAACTACATATTCTTCGTTGGTTTCAGCTTTTAATTCAGCTATGGGAGAGCTTTCACAGGGAGTATCGGGAATTGATCCATTTAATCCTGATAAGACTGCTACGGAAGTTAAGCAAACAGTTAAGCAACAAAATGCTAGGGATGAATCTAATCAATCTGTACTCTCGGACATGATTTCAGACATGATGAGAATGTGGATGAGCAACAACCAACAGTTCTTATTCGCAGATCCAGACATGAAAGAATACATTTTACGAATTGTCGGAAGTGAACAGTTTGAATACTTCAAACGTTCAGGACTTGACGAGATGGATATTCCTGATGAGTCAATGGAGTCTATAGCTGAGATTATTGCTTTAAGAGACGGGAATATAGATGAAACCGAAATGCAATCATTGGTTGAGGCGGCACAAGTGCCACTACATCCAGTTGTAGAGAATCCTGATGAAAAGAACCTATCCAAACAAAACATTAAGCCCAAAATGAGGCTATCAGAGATGGGTGATAGTGCAGAACTTTCATTAGTTCCTGATGATCTAGCTGGAACCTACGATTACATCGCAGATGTGAAGTCAATGAGTATGGGTGCGTTTCAAGAACAACTACAAGCATTAAATAAAACATTTGAAATTATGACCAATCAAACAGTATTAGCATTATTACAAAATGAAGGGGTAACTCCAAATGTCAAAGACCTCGTCTCAGATATCCTCGAACGCTCAGGGCTTAGAGACACAGAGCGTTATTTTAAGCAAGTTGAGGCAAGCACAGGCGTTCAACCGAATATGGCACAGTCAGGACTTCCAGGAGCACCTACTACCATACCTCAAGGTGGAGAACAAATGGTTGGATCCACGCAAGTTCCCCAATCAGGAGGCGTTCCAATGGGCGTACCAGGAGTCATGGGGTAGAGCACAAGCTTTTAATGAGCTAATTAAGTTACTACAGGAGTCTGAAGTTACTGAAAGGAAAATTGGTGAGCAATACCACAAGCGACAAACCAACTACAAAATTGGATCCACTACCGAAACAGCTTGATGGAGAACACGAAGAAGTGGAGATTGAGTTTATTAAATGCAAACATGAGTTGAAAGCTATCTCTACTACAGAGGTTCAGTGCAAGAAGTGTAGAGCTGGATGGACTGGTATAGGAGTAACAAAGTTATTAAATATTTGACAACCGCTTTTCATATTTACTATAAGCCATATTTAGCCGAGACTGATTCTCAGTCGATAAACCGAGAAATTAAACTAATGGCCAAAAAGAAGGAGTCTCATGTCTGATGAGAACCAAGAGCAACAGGTTTCAGCAACAGAAACCGCAGAGGTAGAAGTTCAGCCCGAGGTGGATGCTCAACCCGAAGAACAACAGGAAGGTCTGCCAGAAGATGCTTCTGAGAGAACCAAACGAGAGTTTGAGAAACTTAAGAAACATAATGCAGAACTCGCAAAAAAGCTGGCAGAAAAGGAGGAAACTCCCCGACCAAGCCTTCTTGAAGCCTATCAACCACAGCCGACTATGGCTCCGCCACAGTACGCTCCAGTTGCACCTAACCTACCTCAGACTAGGGTAGAGGAGATAACCAAGAAATTGTGGGATGAAGAAGGCACGATAGATGGTGATGAGTTACAGCGTCGCCTTGCATTGGCTGAACAAGCTGAAGAAAGAGCAAGACAGGCAGAAAGTAAAGCTCAGTCTGCTTTGGAGCGTATAGCACGATATGAAGCCGATGGGCAGAAGAAGATGCTACACGAAAAGTATCCAGAGCTAGACCCCTCTAGAACAGATGTGTTCAATGAGGAAGCATACGAGTTAGTTCGTAAAGAGTTGGTAGACCAACTTTGGCAGAAGGGAACGCAAGATCCAATTGAAGCCGCTGAAAAAATGAGCAAATACTGGAAGCCTAAAGAAGTTTCTCCACAGCAGAGGGAGACACTCCAAGAACGCCAAGCCGTCATATCAAAACCTGCATCAGGCAAAGCCAGTTCTGGGGCTACTAAAGATTACGAGGAATTACGCAAGCAATCACTCTATTCAAAAGAAGCCATGGAAGAACGCATCCGCAGATCTGGAATATAAAGTTGCGTTAGTTAATAAAGGAATATATGGCAATTGGTGTCAGTTCATACAGTGCTGGCGATCAATTGGATAGTGTTCTGTCGATACTTAAAGATGTTAGCCCAAACGTAGACAACTACTTTGTTACTAACCTGAAAGTATCAGCTCCTGCTACCAACACACTCCACGAGCATCCAGTGTACAACACTGCACGCCCAACAAGTGTGACAATGGTAATTGAAGGCGCAGACGCTACTATCCAAGATCTCAACACAGCCTCACGAGCCAATAACAGAATTGGTATCGTTGATGAAGTCGTACAAGTTACATCTACCGATATGGGTATTTCTACCCTTACTGGTGAAGATCAGATGTCATTCCAGAAGCGAGAAGGTCTTACAAGACTGAAAGCTAAAATGGAATGGTTAACGGTCAATGGTGTATTAGCCGCTGGTTCATCTGGAGTAGCAGCTCAAATGGCTGGTATTGAGCGTTGTATTTCAACCCTCATTACTGCTAGAGCATCTGGTACTTCATTCACTGAAACAGAGCTAAACGATATGGTTCAAGACTCATGGGATAAAGTGGGTGCGGCTTATGTCGGAGATATGCTACTTTGTCCAGTCGTGATTAAGAGACGTGTTAGCACGTTCACATCTAACTTGACTCGTAACATTGATGCATCTGCGAAGAAACTCGACAAAGAGATTCGTGTATACGACTCTGAAGTCGGACAGACTGTGGCTATCATCCCTCATAAAGATGTTAGAACCACTGCTGGATCGTTAGCAGTTATGTTACTCAGAGAAGAACTGTACTCTCACAGCTTCCTTGCTAAAGAGGGTGAACCTAAATGGGTTCCTCTTGCTCGCACTGGACACGCTGAAAAAGGAATGTATCAGACACAGTTTACTGTGAACTCATTCGCTCAGACAGCATCGGTCCGAAGAACTGGATACAACTCTGGTCTATAAGATTAGTCTGTATCAAGAGCCAATCAGCCCCCGAGAGGGGGCTTTTTGGTTGACAACCGCTTTTTGATTTCTTTATAAGACGGACAGCATGGAAAATATCAGAATTGAAAATGAAGATTATGAAGTCGTGAGTGACGAGGCGAGGATGTTAACAGTCCACCTCGTTGATTTATATAAAAGACTCGGTTTACCCAAAGATTTAAGCGTTAATGATATGACTCCAGTTGCATGGAAGTTTATTGAGCGTGTTGTCATGCTCTGGAAGCAGTTTTTTCCCTATGAATACTATGATTGGGTTACAGGAATGGCAAATGAACTTAAGTACGAAAGACCAATCAAATTAGCCATTAAAAGCGGTGGATATGTGCCTATTTCCTATCCAATGAGGCTTTATAGATTGTTTGGAGTATTTTTTCCCTCACTAAAGTTACAAGACAAGAAGTTTATTAAGAAGTTCTTAAGAGTAGTACCAGAGTTTAAGAATACTAACTATCGAATATGACAACAAAAGACGTAGGACTTATTACTGCACTTCATACGCTAGGAATTAAAGAAGCTTCCATTGATGACTCCAACACAAGAGAAATCTACTTTATTTTTGAAGGTGAAGAAGCAGTTAGGGTCGCAGAAGAGTTTTACGCGGACTCACTTATGGTGTCAGCACTCTCATATCACCAATCATTTAAGAAATTAAAAACACATATTCATTATTTGAAAGACAAAAATGAAACTGAGGGCTACTTTTATCGTTAAAGACGATAGCGAACTAATAGATTTTAAGGAAGCGGTTGAATCCGTTAAACCATTTGTTGATTCGTGGCACGTAGTAGCCAATGGTAAGAAAACAGCCGAAATTGAGGATTATGTGAGGTCACAAGGCGGAGATTACCACTATTTACCATGGGAGAAAGACTTTTCTAAGCAAAGAAACTTCATTTTAAGCAAATTGCCACACGACACTGATTATTATTTTTGGATGGATAGTGACGATATCTTAGTAGGTGGGGAGAACTTACGAGACATAGCTCAATTAGGACTAGAAACTAAGAAGGACATTATTTTCTTTGAATATTGGTATGGTTGTACGTTTGATGGAGAACCATCGGTTAAGACTTTTAAGAAAGTAGATATCACTCACTTCAGAGAGCGACTACTTAAGCCAGGTACACACACTTGGAAGGGAAGGTTACACGAAACTCCAGTGCCAGCCGAAAACATCAAAGATTCCTATACCAAGGTTGCGTATAAGGATTTTCCTATAGCTATTATGCATAAAAAAACCATGGAGAGTGCGATTGAAACAATGTCACGAAACCAAGAGATCCTCGAAGAACAACTAAAAGAAGAGCGAGCCAGTGGTGAGGCAGATCCTAGAACCTTACTTTACTTAATGAAGATTTATTCGGAACTTAAAGAACCCGAATACTGGAAGAGTTGTCTAGCAATGGGCGAAGAGTATCTTAAGAAAAGTGGATGGGATGAAGAGAGGGGAACTTGTTGCGATCTAATGGCTATTTGTCATTCCAAGATGGGCAACTACTTAGAGACGATTAAATTACTTCACGATGCAATTAGAGAGTTTCCGCACTACCCACTTTTGTATCTGAGGTTGGCGATGGCTTATTTGAATGTAGGTAAGAACCGAGAAGCCGAGCACTGGTTGAATATTGGAGTACAACTTCCACTTGATAAGCGAACAGCAGGAATTACCAACATTCAGGAGATGAAGATTCTCTCAGCCCAAGTACTATTAAAGTTAAAGTATCAAGCGAAAGAGTTTGAAGGAGCACTAACTGCGGCTGAGATTCTGGCTAAAGAGCAACCAAGCGAAACTAACGAACAACAATACTACTTTATTGAGGACATCGTAGAACTAAACAACGCTTGTAAAAAGACAGACGAGCTATTCAAGTATTTAGATTCAATTGGGGACACAGAATCTATAGTCAAGGCACTTAATATACTCCCACTGGGTATAACCTCTCAACCCTTTGCGATTAAGTGGAGACAGAGGGTAACGCCTCCTAGAGTTTGGGAAGAAAATGAAATTTGTTACTTTGCTAACTTTGGTGGTCCACACTTTGAGAAATGGGATGCTAACTCACTTAAAAGTGGTATTGGTGGCTCAGAAACAGCGGTTATTGAACTCTCAAAGGAATGGGTTAAACAGGGATACAAAGTGACTATTTATGGAGATCCAGATCAACCAAAGGAACTAGATGGAGTTACTTATTTACCATGGTATTACTTTAATTCATCAGACTACTTTAATATTTTCATTCAATGGCGTTCTACAGGACTATCTAGTGTTATTAAGTGCAAAAAATATCTTGTTGATATGCACGATTTATTCAATGAAGCCAACCTGAAAGATTATGAAGCAAGCACGGACGCTTTTATGTTTAAGAGCCAACACCACGCCTCACTTGCACCGAAATTGAGTAAGAAGTTTGTAGTCTCGAATGGGATTAGAGTATGAAACAACACAATCTATACTGGGGAAGTAGTTACGACAGGGGATTAGATATTCTTTTGTATATGTGGGCGGATATTCTCAAAGAATACCCAGATGCACAACTTCATGTATGTTATGGGTGGGACTTATTTCTTAAGGTGGCTTCTGATAACCCAGAGAGGATGCAGTGGCATCAAACGGTGAGTAAATTACTCGAGCAGAAAGGAGTTACTCACTATGGGAGAGTGGGTAAGGGTAAACTAAAAGAAATTAGAAGTAACTGTGGTATATGGGCATATCCTACTTATTTTGAAGAGATAAACTGTATCACAGCTCTTGAGTGTCAAAACCAAGGACTAGTTCCAGTGACGATGACATTTGGGGCACTTAAAGAAACCGCTAGACAGGGTATCTTAATTGAGGGAGATATTAAAAGGGTTGGTGTATACAACGAATTTAAGAAACAACTACTTAGCTTAATGGGAGACAAGAAACGCTGGAAAGAACTAAGTCATAAGTGTGAGAAGTTTGCTCGTAAATATGATTGGTCTAAGATTTCGAGAGAATGGGAATTTACACCAGTAGCACCTGCTTCTAAGCTAACTATTTACACACCTACTGTCAGAGAAGGATTTTGGAACTTAATGGCGGATAACCTATCGAAACAAACCTATCGAAACTTCGAGTGGTTAATTATTGACGACCATAAAGATGATCGTTCTGAAATAGCAAAGAAGTACGCCAAACTCTACAACCTTGATATTAAGTATGTTCGAGGAGAGAGGCCGAAGGTAAAGCGAAACTACGGACTATCAAACGCTAACAATACCGCTCTAAGGAACGCAAGCGGAGATCTCTTTGTAGCCTTGCAGGATTTTATTCTCTTACAACCTACTGCCTTAGAAGAGATGGCTAGAGAGAGCGAGAGGCATCCTGGGGATTTAGTTGCGCCAGTAGATGTTTACTACAAACCAAATATAAAACCAGATACATCAAACAAAGAAGACTGGTTTAATGGCAAGACAGATATTGTTGGTGAGTACATGAGAAAAAATATCAGGGTACAGGGTAAGGGACTTAGAAAAACCGATAATCCATACGATTTTGAGCTGAATATTGGGGCAATCCCGATGTCTACCCTTCGTGAGCTTAATGGATTCTGGGAGTTTATGGGTGATGCTCTCGGTTATGACAACACTGAGATAGCTTGGAGAGCTATGAAGCTAGGTCATAAGGTTTGGATAGATGAGTGGAATATTGCCGTATGTATAGATCATTGGGGGACTGTTGGCAATAAAGAGGGTGGACTTAATCGAACTCGACTGCTTAATGATCCTCGGTATTACTGGTTAATTACTAATACGGAAAACGGAAAGTTACCTGTTGTAAGAACTCAGGAGTTGGATGATTCAATCTCTCTTAAATACGAGATTCCAGAAGAAGTGACCGATGAAGAGTGTAAGGACTGGATTCGCGCCAATTATAAACAGATAGCAGAGAAATGGTAATAAAGACAAATAAACCACAAGCACTAGGTGTTGAAGCCAGTTCTGCTTTTTGGATCTGGAAAGCCATTAGAGATTTGGGTCACACAGCTCTATGTGCTGAAGACACTCAGAAGCCAGACTTAGTTTTGAATATTGATGGGCATCCATATATAGATCGAGTCAAGGGTGTCCCATTCTTCATGTGGGATTGTGATAGCTTTTTGAAAGATGGGAAGATTGAATTACCCTACGATCAGATATTTATAGGTGGATCACCAGAAGATTTAGTTAAATATCCGAAGGGGACAGTATTTTTACCCCACGCTTTTGATCCAGATTTTCACAAACCAATTGAGGGAGAAAAGAAATGCGACATCATTTTTGCTGGCTCAATGTCTTCGCTCTATGTTGAGAGAAAAAGACTTTGTGGAATATTGAACGAACACTTTGGGGTCTTGGAAGTAGAGCCTGGCATCGGAGTGGATTATAACAACGCACTTAACTATGGAAGAATTATTTTTAATCGTTCTTTGGGAGAAAAAAATATACCTATGAGGTTTTTTGAAGGAATGGCGGTCGGAGCGTTACTCCACAATAATACTGGTAATTTAGAACCTTACGGAATCCCACATAAGCACTTTATTCCCTATACAGACGATGAGAGTTTGATCTCAGTTGCTAGAGAGTATCTAAGCGATGAGCCAAGACTTGTAAAGTTGCGAAAAGAGGCGAGGAAACACGCACTAGCTAACCACACCTATAAACACAGAGTAGAAACTATCTTAAGGTATCTATGAGAATATTGATTACAGGACATGAGGGGTTGGTTGGCTCTAATCTAATAAAGAGATTGAAAGGAAATGAAATCCTAGGGATGTCTCTAGAGAATGGTTATGATTTAAGAGACGAAAAGATGGTGGATCAAGTTATCAGTGAGTTTAAGCCAGACGTAGTTTACCATTTAGCCGCTTACGCCGCTGAGGCTATGGGTCAAGTATCTCCAGTGGATATGACTCAACGCAACGTGGGTATTTTTGTTAATGTCCTCAAGCCATCAATAAATGCAGGTGTAAAAAAGTTTATCTATACTTCAAGCGTAGCGGTGTATGGAGAAGCCACAGTTCCCTATAGAGAAGATGGACCCACTATCCCTAAAGATGTGTATGGAGTTAACAAATTGGCCAGTGAGCAGATACTTAAAATTATGGCTAAGGTTTATGGATTTGAGTATGTGATTTTCAGACCACACAATATCTATGGACCAGGACAAAAGATGGATGATCCATATAAAAATGTAGTAGCCCTCTTTATGAGGAAACTACTGGAGGGAGATCCATACATATTATTTGGTGAGGGGAAGATGGAGCGTGCTTTTTCTTATGTCGATGATGTGGTTGATGTGCTCTTCCAGGGTCTCAACCTATCAAATGTCACGATGAATGTAGGCTCTGACAGGGCTGTATCTATCAAGTATTTATCAGACTTACTTCAAGAAATCACAGGTCTTAGTGTTCCTATTGAGATGAAGCCAGCACGCCCACAAGAGATATCAATGTTTCTAGCAGATCATTCTCTGCAAAGTTCCCTGGTTACATATAAAGAAACCGACTTAAGGGATGGACTTGAAAGAACATGGAATTGGGTAAAAAAAAACAAACTAGAACCAGTAATTGTTAATGTAAAGGAGATCAATGTTCAGACCAAAAATTGACCGAGTGGAGTATGGCGGTGCTATTATCGGAATAGAAGAAGTTAAGGCTGTAATGGAGGTGATGTTGTCCCAAGGTGGTAAAAGATGGACTGTTGGAGAGAACAGCGTAGCACTTGAGAGGGAATTAGCAGAAAAAACAGGCGTTAGGCGAGCTGTAGTAGTTAATTCTGGTTCTTCTGCTCTCTTAGTGGCTCTCACTGCACTACACTTGCCTAAGGGATCAAAAGTGATTATTCCTGCGGTAAACTTCCCTACCGCTTTTAATGCAATTCTGCAGTGTGGGTTGGTTCCCTATGTAGTTGACGTGGATCTTAAAACACTTAATCTAGACTTAGAAGAAGTTAAAAAAGCAGTTCAGTTTGAGAAGATTGAGGCAGTGATAGCGGTTAACGTGGCTTCTAATCCAGTAGACTTAGTAGAGTTACGAAAAATAGTTGGAAGTGCCAAGATAATATTAGATAACTGTGATGGATATGGAACTTTAGTAGATGGTGAGTTTGCTGAAACTAGGGCTGATATTTCCTGTGTGTCGTTTCATGCGGCTCACATCATTACAATGGGAGAGGGTGGAGCTTGTCTTACCGATGATGAAGAGCTGGCTAATAGGTGTCTTAAGCTGAGAGAATGGGGTAGGGTAAGCGGATCAGATACGATTTATCGGTATCCAGGATTTCCAGAAGATTACCGCGAGAGGTATGTTTATGAAGAGATTGGTTTTAACATGAAACCCCTAGAACTTCAGTGTGCTATGGGGAGAGTACAGCTTAAGAAGTTGGAAAGTTTCAGAGAAGCTAGGCTGAGGAACGAGAAACTAATGAGGGAGGTTTTTAGAAAGTATAAAGACATTACTTTAATTGAGAGCCCACAAAACGCTCAAGTGTGCTGGTTCTCTTTTCCACTACTTTGTACTGGTATAAGTCGCAAGTTAGTCATGGATACGCTAGAGAAAAATAATATAGAGTGTAGAACTATCTTTTCAGGTAATGTTCTAAGACATCCTGCGTATAAAGACATTCAGTATGTTTCTCATGGAGAGATGGTAAATGCAGACATCGTGATGAGAGATGGTATGTTTTTATCTGTGCATCCGTCTATTACTAAAGAAATGATTGACTTTATTGATGAGGCAGTTGGATCTTTGTTTACTAGACCACTAACACCTCAAGAGATGCTGGAGGCAGAATGATAGTTTATTATCGAATGTGCGGACTACCATCAACTAATCCTAGCCCCTACTTACAAGAGGATAAGTACAAGTTAAATGAACTATGTTTAAGGTCATTTATTAACGCATATTCTGCGGTAAATCCAAAAGTAATATTTTTACTTGATTACTGCTTAGATGAGTATAAAGAGTTGCTTAAAATTGTTCCCTTCGAGTATGAATCGCACTTCACAACACTTGGAATCAATCATACTTGTTTGATGCAGTACGATCTTGCAAAAGAGATAGACGACATTATTTTATTTCAAGAGTGCGACTATCTATATAGACCAGATACAGGAAAACAGATGGTAGAAGCCATCGAACACCTAGGGATTGTTAGTCCATACAATCATCTTAATTTTTACTTAGATAGGTCAATTCATAGCAATATGTGCCAGATAGAGTTAGTCGGCGGAGAGATTTACCGAAGTGTCGAGCGAAACACTATGACGTTTGGAGTAACTTCGGATATTTTCAAAGATCATTATGAAACCTTTGAGAGATATGGATATTTAGATAACCAAGTATGGCTAGATCTTAATGATTTAGGACACAAATTATATGTTCCTATTCCGAGTATTGCTACTCACATGGTAAAAGACTATCTAGCACCACAGGTAGATTGGAGGCAATTATGGACTTCTCTGTCATAGTATTAACCTACCCTAGGAAACCAGAGCATCTTGAGATGTTAGCTGAGTGTATGAACGCCGTACTTGAGCACTCTAAGGGGGCTGAAATCGTTTTAATTGATAATCATGCACCACTTGATACATCTAGATATAAAGACAAAGTAGATCAGTATGTCAGGATGGATAGTAACGAGGGATGTGCTGGTGGTTGGAATAAGGGGCTTAAAATTGCTAAGGGTAAGTTCATCGCCGTAGTTAGTGATGATGTGGTGGTAAAAGAAGGATATTTAGAAGCCATGAGGGAAGCACTTGAGACCATTCCTAATGCTTTAGTTTCAGCTCCAGGAGTTGAGAAGTTACCTAATGGTATGGGTTTCTTTGGTATCCAAGAGAGTAGAAATTGGTTTCCAGGCTCTTGTTTTATGGTCACTCAGGGAACACTCAAAAAAGTAGGATACTTTGATACTCAATTTGTTCCATTTAACTACGAGGATGTAGACTACTGGACTAGAGTATATAAAGCTGGTGGGGTTTTGGCAAGAAACTACCGAGTGGAGGTAGATCACAAAGAAGGACAAGTAATACACTCGATTGAAGGTAATGGCGAGGTAGATAGTGAGAATAGGAAAAAATACTTGAAAAAGTGGGGGTTTGATCCCACTCCAATCTTTTACGGACACACGTATGCTAACTTTCCATGGGAGAGTTGATAACTGCTAACAATTAAAGATAGAAACATACTATGGCTGAAATTAGGGAAGTGGATGAAAAAGGAGAATTGGTTGTTAAGGAACAACCAGTCTTAAAAACTACGGCAGAGGTTTTAGATATACCTACGCTAGATCCTCTCGAGGTAGCTACTCATCAAGTATTAGGACTGGAAACTGATAGTGAAAAGTCTCGATACGATTCAAAAATTAAAGACATAGTTAATTAGGCTAAGAACATAACGGAAGACCACACGCCAGAAGGCATCAAGTGGGCTATTCGTGATATGCAGATGAAAATTGGAAGCCCAAGAGTGGGAGAGAGCTTTATAGATTATTTACACTCATATATTGCTCTAGCAACACAAAAGAAAGACATTGATAGCAAGTTGAAGAAATACAATCCCTATGAATAGCTCGGGATTTACAGGGAATAAAAACCCCGACACTACTGATTGGGAAGAACATGGCGCAGCTGGAGATGTATCTGGAGGAAGAAGATTAAAGTACGTACAAAACGTACCACTTAAAAAGATTATCGACGAGGCGAGTGCGACTGTAGCTTATATAGGGGAAGCAGTTCCAAGTGCTACGGTTTCTCAGGCACTATGGAGAATTAAAAAGATCGACTCAACAACTAATCCCACAACCATATACTTTGCGGATGCCAACGACAACTTTGATAACGTGTGGAATGACAGAGCGTCTCTTACGTACTCATAACTTGCTAACCGCTTTCTCTTCTCTGTAAAAGAGAGGTTATGAAAACCCTCTCAGATATTCTAATTGACGTTAACTCATATATTGACCTTACGGCCGAACTTCCTACTGGAGATGATTTAGATGTCAGAATCAACTACGCCAAACAAGCGGTTGATGAGTGGGCTTCTGCTTACAGATGGCGACAGTTAAAAGGAACTAACGACTATCTAGCAACTACAGCAAGTATACCGCTTCCAAGTAACTTTAGAGAGCTTACTTACGTTCCCCACGTAGGAACAATGGAATATCCAGAAATACAGCCAGAGGAAAGACACGCCTACGCTAGTGGGGATAAGTATGTGTATATCTTAGGCGGATTGTCTAGTTATCACCTAATTATCAATGGGATCAACGCTACAGATACCATTTCGATTGATTGGCAAAGATACCCCTCTAATTTTGCAACCCTATCATCAATTTGCGAAGTTCCAGATCCATCATTCGTGAGGTTAAAAATTCAATCTCTTGTACTTCAGTCAAGACTAGACGCTCGGTTTCAAACAGTCGATGCGGAAGCACAGCGAATTCTTAATAACATGATCGGAAGGGAGATGAACCTACGGCCTGGGGGAAGCTCGGGAGTAAAAAGATCTGGATTAGGACTATGGAGACTTGGTAAACAAAACGGAGTCTAATGCCTCAGATTTTACAGAATAAACCATCATTTAAGCCCGAAAGGGATATTGAAGCAGAGTGGAACTCTTGGAGAAAAGGACTTAACTTACTTTTAAGACCAACTGAACTATCTAGAGAAGAATACTCTACTGGCGATAATATAATGTTGACGGGTTCTGGAGTTCCGACTGGTAGGTGGGGGACCTCACTTTACTTTACAGCCAATGCTACAGGAACAATTAGAGCACTTGGAACTTTTAAGAATACAGCTTCACTAACTAATGAGTTAATTTCACTAACAGATCAGGGATATTTGTGTAAGCAAAGTGGAGTTACTTCTATCACTATTCCTGGTGTTTCATATCCCTCAGGATCAATAGTTAGATCTGAACAACTAGGAGGGAAGACCTACTTTGTCTCAGAGAATCATTCATCAATTCAGTACGATGGAGCAAGTATTTCTATTTTCGCTACATTAGGAGTACCAACTGGATTATCAGCAACTAATTATTCTGGCGCCTCTGGTTCATATTCATATTCGTGGAAGGTCACTGCAGTCAACGACATTGGAGAAACCACTCCATCAACTAACTATGTTCTCTCAGGACTTCCACAAGATCTTACCTTAACTCAAGTTAGGTTGTTCTGGACTGGTGTATCTGGAGCCAGAAACTACCAGATTTACAGAGGTCAAGCAGGAGACGAGACATTCTTAAACGCAGTTAATGCCTCTACGACTCAATTCGTAGACGAGGGGCTAGAACCCTCAATGTTAATTCAGCCACCTATTACAAATGGTACTGGTGGTCCAAAGAGTGAGTTTGTCATTAAGTACAAAGACAGACTTTTAATGGTTGATGCAAACGACAAGAATAAACTCCTAATTTCAGGTCGGTATCCTAATCAATTTAAGTTTAATTGGGTTGATGGTGGGGGATATGTTTATATAGATCCAGACTCAGGCGATGATATTACTGGTGTAGCGGTTCAGCCAGGATCAGACAGAATCATAGTCTATAAGAACTTCTCTCACTACGCTGTAGAGCTTACGACTGTAACAATCGGTAACTTTCTAGTCTTAGATCCAGTTTATGTACCTATCTCTACTTCCACAGGAGCTTCGAGTGCCGACACAATCCAAACTGTTGAAAATGATACCTTTTACTTTGGAAGAAAAGGGCTGTATGTAACTGGGTATGAGCCAAACTTCCTTAATTTAATCAGAACCAACGAAGTATCTGCGAGAGTCAGACCATATCTCGCGCTACTTAACGATGATGATTACACCACTGCTTGTGCGTTTTATGTTGATAATAAATATATTTTATCTTTTCCCAGGAGAAAAGAGTGTCTAGTGTATGACAGAGAGAGGGGAGCATTTGTAGGTCTTTGGAAAACTCCATTTGGAATCTCTAAGATGCTTAAATACACTGATGGAACTGGTACAGAGAGGTGGGTGGTCGGTTCATATAATGATAATAAGATTTACTACTTCTCTTCTGCAGTAAATACGGATAATGGCACGGCAATTCAAAAGATCTTTAGGACAAACAAAGAGATATTCGGTAAGTGGTCACTACTTAAGATTGTTAAGTTATTCTATGGACTTTTGAGGAGAGTACAAGGTCAAGTAAATGTGTCTTTAATTGCAGAACTGCGAGATGGATCTACGTCAACTATCAAGTCATTTACAATCGAGGGAGCCGCCATCACTGGTTCTATGGGTTGGGGTATGAATATGTGGGGAATGGCACAATGGGGAACTTCTGAAGGAGAAGTTACAATAGCTGGAGACGAATTAACTCGTTACACTCAGCTTTTCAAGCCAGTACGTCTACTTTATGTGGAGGTCTCAACCACTGAGGGAAACGCTAATTTTGAATTGATTGGATTAAGAATGACAGCCTCGAGCATGGGAGAAGGTAGTCTCTCGAGTGCTTCTAGAGTTTAGCGAACAATTGAACACAGTAGCTATCTTCGCATTTTATACAAGAGTGGGTGAAATTATCTATAAGGTTTTTGTAATGTGGGGGTGAAGTAAGCCAGTTTATAATTATTTGCTCTTCTAACTGGTAGTCTTTTGCGAGATTTTCTCCCAGTTCGGTGTAATTATATTCATGGAATATCTGTTTTGAAATATCATCGTTAAAATCACTGTGGTCGAAATTAGATCTAATGTCTTGCAATCTAATAGAGGCATACTTACAAAGTAGGTCATCTTTAATGTATTCTTTCAGTAAAGAGCTTTTTCTCCACTCATTTACTTTTTTCCACAAGTGTTCTTCTGATACCGATCTATTACTCTCAGTAGCGGAGGTCGTATTAACTTGCTTGAGAAGCAAGAATATTGCTGAACACAACATAACAAAAACTACCAAAACACCAATTAAATCTTTCATTTTTCATATTATAGCAAATAGTTGCATACCGCTTTTCACTTTCTGTACAAGGTGTGTATTATGCCAGTTAGCTATACACCAATCCCGTATCCACAACCAACTCCTTACCAGAGCCCCTCTCGAGGTGGCAATCCCTATGTAGCACCTGGGACAATAGGAACATCTATTCCTCAAAGCTGGCAACCTGTCTATGGTCCACAACCACAAGGTCAAACTCAGTGGAACAGTGGCGCGGTTACTTCTAGTGGTGGTGGCACATCTTATAAAGCTCCTACTAACAGTAACCCAGTTCCCTACAGTGGTGGTGGGGGTGGTGCTGTAGCTGGCTCTTCAGTAGTAAATAACAATGGTAACTCAGGTGGCGGTGGTCCTGGAGACAGTAGACTACAACAACTAGAGAAAATGAATAGAAATCCTATTCAAGAACAAGAATATCAAAGTCTTTTATCTCAACTTAATGTTCCCTCTGGTCCAAGTGACGAAGAACTTAACTCAGCCTATGATCCTATCTTTAATTATCTCAATCAGGCAGAAGCAGGACTTGGAGCAGCATATAACAATCAAAATGCTCTTTACGATCAACAAGCGGCTACCGCTAAGGGAGATCTGGCACTTAATAAGCAAAACACACTCAATACAATCGCTACAGCAAAACAAAAAGCTGGTCAACGTAAAGAAGATGTTATTACTTCCTCAAGAAGAGCGTATGGTGAGTTAGCTATGGCCAATAGACAAAGGTTTGGAGGAGCTACTTCTGCAGGAGATGCGGCTTCCGAACTCCAATCAATTGAAATGCAACGATCTCTTGCTGGTGCTCAACGAGGATTTGAGGATACCATGAGAGAAATCGGAACTAAAGAAGTTGAGGTTGAAAATCTCTACCAAGTGGAAAACAGAAAGATTGACGATACAATTACTCAGGCTAAACAGAACGCATACTCTGAGTTTCAAAATGGACTACTTGAAATCAATCGTCAAAGAGCAACCACTGCATCTGAAAAAGCCAATAGAAAACTTCTAGCCCTAGATCAATATAAAAATCAACTCTTTCAACTACAAGTACAACAACAACAATATAAACAACAGCTGGATGCGTGGAAGTATCAACAAGACTACTCACTAGGTATCTACAAACAACAGTTATCGGATCAGGGTCAAGGTGCTGGAACAGCCTACAGTAATTTTACCCAGAATACGACTACTAACCCAACTTCTAATATGATTGTTGGATCTCAAAGTAGGTCGCAAGTACCTACCTACACAGGATATAAGTCAACCGATGAACTACAAGGCTACGCACCTGGTATCTATGACCAGAATAAGAACAAAATTGGATCATCGTATCAACCAGTAATGGCTTCTTAGTTGCTAACCGCCTTCTGAATTAAGTAGAAGGTTGTTATGGCTATTGACGTAAAACAACTTTCACTCAGTCGGGTACTAAATAAAGCAAGAGAAATCTTCACTCCAATTGCTCAAAGAACTGTCCCACTTGTTCAGTCAATGAACTTAGCGAGTAAAGCCGTAAATACTCCACTAAATGTTAATTTAGAACCATTCAGGGGTGCGTACAATAGTGCGAGTCGGGCACTTAAACAACCAGTCGGTCAATTCGGTCAGTCGATTATCAATACGTCAAATAAGTTAGTTAATTCTCCACTGGGAATACCTGGTAGGGTAGTAATGGGCTATGGCGATTCACTTCGAGAAAATATAAATAGAGCTGGACAAGCATACGAAGAAAACACAAAACTACTCAACGAGGGTGCGCCACTTAAAGCTAGAATTAAACCTCTGGCTATGGGTGGGTGGCAGACTGGACAAGCACTTGCTAAAGTCACTCCTTTGGGAGCGTTAAAACCCACTGTGGGCATGGCCTTGCCAGGTCTACTAAATGCTGGTATTGCTAAGTATCAAGGTCAAGACCCTGCGAGGGCTTTTGGTAGAGGAGTGGCGGAGTATCAAGGGTGGAGACCAATTCTCAACGTCACTGATCCGACTATCTCGAGAGTAGCTAGCAAAGTATCTGCTGGTGGTAGGGGGCTTAGCAGACTGGGAAAACTCACTGGCAAACAATTACTTACTTCTCAAGTAGCCACCAGAGGAGCTACTGGGATAGGTAACGTAATAGAAGATGAAATCTTATCAAGACTAGATCAAAGGAAAATCACAAATAAAGATCGGGCAACTTCTTTCGGCTTGGGCGCAGCGATGGGTGGTAACGAAGAATTACTTAAACAAGCAGACTTCACAGATATTGCTAAGAAGTTAAAAGTACCAGTAAAACAGGTAAAAGAAGTCTATGAGGGTAGTTTGGGAAGAAAAATTACCGTAACTGATAATAATGGAAAAGTATCAGTGGGTGTTACGGATAAACAAGGCTCAGGAGAGTGGATAAAGTGGGCTACAGATAACGGATATGATTATAAGATTGAATTAGTTGGTGGTAGCTTAGGTAGTGTGGGTGGAGGACAAAAACCACCAAGTAAAGCCAGTATCCAGAGACAAATTGACGAATTGATGGGTACAGATACTTTCAAAATACAAGCACGTAGGAAAAAAGGTGCTGTAAATACTGATGCTAGGTCAATGGCTAAAAAACAACTTGAGTATTACGCAGAACAAGGAGATCGAGAAGCAACAAAAGTATTAGATCAGGTAAACAAACTAGAATCTAACTTAATAGATAGAACTCAACTTACTGGTAAACAGTTAAGCACGCCTAATGCGGTACTTACAGGAAAATTGCAAATAGAACAGCCAATACAAAAAAACCCAATATCGCAAGAACTTCAGAGTTATGAAAAGGGTTTGACTTCATCTTTACCAGAGCAACAATTAGCACAGCAAGGGGTAAGAGTAAAATTAAAGACCCAAGAGCCAAAAACGGTGTTGCTAACAACCAAGAGTAAACAGACTCCCATTCAAAAATTAGAAGCGGTAAGGCAAGCAAAGGCACAATCAATAAAAGCCAATCAAAACGACTTTCCATCTATAGAGAACACTATACGCTCAAGTAATCTAAGTGTCAAAAACAAGGTAAACATACTTGACTACTGGCTTAGAACACCTGATAAAGTGCTACGGAAAATTGGCTTAGGCAAAGAAGCAGAATCTATTAAAACAGCCTACAATAACTATTTAGATGAGTTACCAAAGGAAATAAACAAAGTAACTGACTGGTACAAGAGAGTTGGAAGCAGTGATGAAGCAAGTAAGAGGATATTTAAGTACTTAGATGGTCAAGATCAGAAGCTAACTGGTGAGGAGTTGAAAGTAGCTGGTGAAATTAAATCATATCTTGGTAAATGGGCTGATAGATTGGGACTTCCAAAGAGTGGAAGAATAGCGAACTATATTACCCATATTTTTGAGCAAGACTTTATTCAAAAAGAGTTTGATCCAGAGTTAGCTAAGATTATTCAGGATAAAGTACCAGGCAGTGTTTACGATCCATTCTTACAAGAAAGATTGGGAAAGCTCGGGTATGTGGAGGATGCTTTTAGAGCGTTAGATGCTTATGTCAAACGTGCTTCTCGTAAAGCAAACATGGACCAAGCACTCAACCAACTACAAGAAGAGTCTGGAAAATTGGATATTGACTCATGGAATTACGTCAAAGAATATGCTGATAGGATAAACTTACGACCAACAGATACAGATAACTTGTTTGATAATTTAATCAAATCTTCGCCAGTTGGATATAAACTAGGACAGCGACCAGTAGCTAAGATTTCAAGAGGAATCAGACAGGCAGTCTATCGTGGAACTTTGGGATTAAATATCGGTTCAGCTATTCGCAACCTTACTCAAGGAGTAAACACCTATTCCCAACTAGGAGAGAAGTATACCGCTCAGGGGTATCTGAAGGCAATTCAATCTATAGCCAGCAGAAGTGATGAGTTAGAGCGTGTTGGTGTGCTTAGAAACAGCTTTATTGAGGACAGAGGACTATCAGCCACAAAGAAGTTTTGGGAGAACCTAGATAAGGGTCTTTTTTACTTTTTCGAGATAGCAGAAAAAATCAATAGGGGTTCAGCGTACTTTGGAGCGAAATCAAAAGCATTGGCTGATGGGTTAAGCGAAGAAGAAGCTATTAAAGCTGGTGTTGATATGGCTCGTAAAACCCAGTTTACTTTTGGGAGTGTTGATACTCCAGTAAAACTACAATCAGATATAGTCAAATTACTTACGCAGTTTCAGTCATTTAATGTTAAGCAAACCGAGTTTCTAACAGATATGGCTAAGAATAGGGAATATGCTGGATTAGTTAGGTGGCTTGGTGCTAACGCAGTCATTCTATTTACAGTTGGTCAGGCTATGGGTTGGGATTGGAAGGATATGATCCCATTTGGGGGAGTAGCAGATGGACAATCTCCTATAGGAAGCTCTCCTGCCATGACACTAGCAAAAGATGTGGGTAAACTTGCAGTTGGTGGTACTGATAAATATGGAAATCCAATGGAAGCAAAACAAATACTCAAAGATTTGATTCCGCTAGTACCTGGTGGTGTGCAAATAAACAAAACCATCGGTGGACTCAAAGATGTTTCTAGGGGTTATGATGAGTCTACTACCGGTAGAGTAAAGTTTCCTATTGCTCAAACACCACGCAACTATATTCAAGGTGGTATTTTGGGCAGTTACAATCTACCAGAGGCAAAAGAATATAGAGAAAACGAAAATACAGTAATGGGCGAGAAGCAATCATCTGCTTTTAAGTCACTAATTCAAAATCAGGGTCCAGAACAAGCCAAGTCATTTTATAATTCTATTCTTAGTTATAGAGGTAAGGGGGGTGTTGTTGATACCGAGGGAGAATCATCTAGTGATTTATCAGTCATCCAATCTAAGTTCGATAATTCGCCTCAACTTCTAACGCCAGAAGAAATTGCTACCTACTACGAATCAAGAGTCATAAAACCAAAGTCTACTTCGGAGTATGAAAATGCAGTCTATGAGAATGATGTCTGGAAACAGGTGTCTAACATCAATTCTAGGGAGTCTCTAACTCAAACACAAAAAGACGAAGCATCAATGGCTCTACTCTCTAAGATAGGTGTATCTCCAGAAGATTATAAATATCACGTAGTAGCCAAACAAGATAACGATATTAAAAGCCTATACGCTGAGGAAGAGATAACTAAATTGATGGCTTCTGGTGTCTCAAGAGAAGAGATAGATCAATGGTTGGTTGATAACCGAAAAGAAGTAGATGGTAAACAAATCTTAACTTCTGGTGTTATAGATTATTTGGTAGATCAGAATATTCTTTCATATTCTCAAGGTAAGGACTTAAAGTCTATTAAGGTAACTGGATCTGGAAGCAAAAGATCTGTTACTAGGAAGTCTGGTAAAGCTAAAAAACCAAAAAAGATTAGCTTTAGTGCTATTAAACCACCAAAAGTAAAGATAGTTAAGCCTACTGCATCAAGTTATTTCAAAGCACCGAAGATTAAGAGAGTGAGAATTAAAAAGGCTAAAAAGCTTAAGTTCAACTAACTTGCTAACCGCTTCTTGATTTTTGTACAAGAGCGGTATTATGGCCAGCAATTACTATTACCCCACCTCTAAAAATGGTATTCAAAAAACTCTAGCAGCTCAACTCTTGAATACTGCCTCTACTGGAGACGCAATTACATTCTCTGATGTTGATGGAGTTGAAAATAAACCAGGAGTCTTAGTCATCAATCGTGTTGATGCTAATGGAGCAGATACTCCAAGTGCTAGGGAGTTTATTTCACACTCTGGGACATCTGGAAATACTGTTTTGATTGAAACAAGAAATGTAGATGGATCGGGAGCAGTCAGAACCCATGCTATTAATTCTATTGTTGAGTTTGTAGCTGATGCGGTCTGGGCCCAAAGAATTATAGATCAGGCACTCGTAGCACATGATGTTGATGGAACTCATAAAGCCAATCTAGCTTTTACAACCCCAACCCTTACTTCTCCAGTCTTAAATACTGGAGTATCAGGAACAGCAATCAAAAACGAAAACGATATGGTATCTAACTCTGCTACTGCTTTAGCCACACAACAGAGTATAAAAGCGTATGTTGATACACATAATATAGATGGTTGGACTGCCGACACTGATACATGGGTCTATGTTTCAGCATCCTCCTTCAAAGTGACAGGTAAAGATGTAACAAACAAATTCACCAAAGGAACACGCCTCAAGTTCACCCAAACAACCGTCAAATACGCTGTTGTTGTCGCAAGTGCCTTTTCAACCGATACCACAGTTACGATTGCAGTAAACACAGACTACGAGATTGCTAACGCCGCTATTACTGTTCCATACTACAGTTATCAAAATGGTCCTACTGGCTATCCAGTATTTTTTAACTGGACTCCTACATACTCCGCATCTGGTAGTATGACTTATACATCAGTAACGAAAGTATTTGCGATCTATAATATCTCTGCCAGTGGTCTTTTGACTGGACAATTTAAGTTTTACGGAACAACTGGTGGAACTGCAAGCACGTTTATTAAGTTTACTTATCCAGTTGCGAAATCCTCTACTATTGATGACTACGCAGCAGTTGGTAGTTGTTCAACAGAGCTTAATGCTGGTAGTGCTGGAGTTATTCAGTATGAGGTTTCATCGAGTAGTTTAGTTATTAGGTTGTATAACAGTGCCAACTATTCACTCTCTGGTAGTCAGTACAATACTGGAACATTTCATTATTTTATTTAACATGTTAAAAAAACACTACCACCAGATACGCAACTATTACTTATACAGTACAAGATTATGTCGGAAAGCGTTAAGCACAAGATAAGAAAAACAATGGAAAAAACTACTGTAGCTACCCAACTAGCAGTATTAACTGAGCAAGTTCGTTCAATAGACGAAACTGTCAGGGAGATTAAAAAGAAACTTGAGAGTGACTATGTGACTCAAGATCAGTTTAATCCAGTCAAATCAATCGTCTATGGATTAGTCGGACTTCTTCTAACCTCTGTAGTGGGAGCGTTACTTGGATTGGTTATCTTAAAATGAACAAGACATACTTTTATATCTCAATAACTACAATTATCTCAGCAGGAGTGCTACTACTTCTTATCCTTTACTGGCTTCTATATCCATACAAAACCATTGAGTTTAAGCAACCATTAGCACAGGTAGAAACAAAAGAAGTAGCCAGAGGAGATTATCTGGTCTATATCCTAGACTACTGTAAATATACCGATGTTGAGGCAGAAATCAATCGCTCATTTGTTGATGGACTAATTTACCTAACTCCCGACGGTATCGCCGATCAACCAAAGGGTTGTGGAACAGCTCGAATACAGATTTATATTCCTAAAAGTATGCCAGTTGGGGAGTATAAGATAAAACAAACAAGACACTATAAGTTAAATCCTTTTCGAGAAGAAACTGTTATCTACTTCACAGAGAAGTTTAAGGTTCTATGACACTAGATACTTTTATTACTAAATACATGGGTAAAACGCTTGGCTATCCCAATGGTCAATTTGTGGGTGAGTGTCTTTCTTTGGCTAAATGGTATATCAAAGAGTGTTTTGGCTTTGACCCACCTCCGTCTGGTTCTAACTCTGCCTATGGGTATTGGAGCAACTTTCCTAATCCACTTGGTCAATACTTTACTAAAGTAGCAAACACGCCTGATGGAGTACCAAACAGGGGTGACATTATTATTTGGAATACTAATGCTGGTGGGGGATACGGTCACATCGCCATCTTCCTAGAGGGTACAGCCAGCTCATTTAAGTCTTTAGATCAAAATTGGGGAGGTAAGGAAACCCACGTTCAAGGACACTACTACACCAACGTTGTTGGTTGGTTAACACCTATTATGCCAGAAAACACTGATTTACAAACCATACTAGATCACTTCCACGTCAAAGATGCCAAAGAACTAATTGACATGGTGGACAGAGAGTTTGGATACTTGGCTGATGCTAGAACAAAAGTATCAGACCTAGAAAGTAATATAGAGCAAAGAGCCAAAGCAATCGCTCAGAGAGATCGTGATGACACTGATTACTTTGATAGCTTGGTGGTAACGCTATCTCCAGACATTGATAAATACAAAGGAATGACTAGTCGAGAGATTGTCAAGTTGGAGGTTGAGAGTTTTATCAAACGTGAGAGCGAACTACAAAAACAAGTATCTGACGCTGAGAAATCAAAGGCTGAGGAGATTAGACAACTCAAAGAAACCTACGAACGTAAGATTACTGAGTTTGAGAAGAAACTAACGGTGGCTGATGAGCAAATTGAGTCACTAAAGTTGGAGCTAAAGGCAATTAAAGATACCAAGCCCCCACAAACAGTAGAAAAGCCCGAAATGGGCTATCAGGGCTGGTTCACAGGACTAATTAAGAGTATTAAAAGTGCATTAAGGAGGCTATTATGGTGGTCAAACAACCGCTAATTGATGCTCTGATGGAATTACTCAGAGTGATGGTACTAGCAACTATCCCCGTGCTTATCACTTCACTGGAAAACCAGTCAATTGATTGGAGAGTAGTGGGAGTGGTAGCACTGATTGCTGGACTTAGATTCATTGACAAGTTCCTACACAAGTATGGAGAGGCTAACGAAAACAAACTCTTAGAAGCTGGACTAACGAGGTTTTAATAGTGAAGCTCAGTGAAAACATCAGATCACATGAGCAGTTTGAAGTTGATCGCAACCTCTATGATTTCTACACCTTACAAGAACTATTCCACAGAACAGACCAAGAATGGCAAGAAGCCAAAGATGAGTTATTAGTTATGGATTTAGAGAAGCTTCTAAGAGAAGTGCTAGATGTTTGGAATATGGTTGGTTCAGTAGTCTTACACATCATCAATGAGCTAGGTATCGCACCTGAGCAAGTTGACACTATTATGGAGCTAATCAATAGGTCAAGAGATGCTAAATATGCAATAGAGTATTTCAGAGAATTACCAACTGAGGAAGCAATTAAGGTTTCCAGAGAGACTTGGGAGATGAGGCGGAATGGTCACTACTGACTACACAGTTGACTAATTTGCTATGTAGTTTCCTGTTGTTTTTACACAGGTAGCCATTTATTCAGGCAGATTCCACCGAGTATAACTCCTGAGAGAGGGAGGCAGAGATTTTCACTCTGCATAGTGGGTTCATTGTACTTATGTTGCACAGAAACCGCACCTTCAGCAACTTTGTATAAGCGTCTACACTTTTCCGCCACTCCCTCTCACAAGAGTCATTTATATTGATTCATTGCATTATTATATACACTAATTAACTCAGAGTCGCATGTGTTAAAAAACTTACTAGCTTGAGCATATCCCCTAGCAACGTCCTCTGGAGGATACGCACCAGCCCTAGCTAGTTTCGAGCAATATTCGTTCCACTGCTGTTCTTTTTTTTGTGCTTCACTTGCCATAAATACCTTTCATTTAGATTGTACCTCCCAACCATCTAAATAATACTGACTTAAATACTGAGTCCTCAATCACTTCCAAATCATTCCACCACTCACTATCAAAGAACATCCCCCAGTGGTCACGCTTCTCTTTGGCCAGTTGTTCTCTAAGGTTTTCTGGTAGGTTGTGCCAGTCTTGTTCTGTTAGGTTCATACTACTCCCTCTCTGTATTCCCATAATCTTCAAACTGCTGATAGTCTGGTAGTTCTTCTGCCATTCCTAGCTTTTCTGTTCTCTGAGAGTCTAGTAGTGATTGGATAAAAGACTCATGCTCTTGCCACATAACTGTTCCCTTGAATATTCTGCGAAACTCTTTTTTCCAGTCTTTCATTCTGCTCCTTTCTATTTTACCGTTTCCCAATCTTTTAATTCAATGTCTTGGTTAGTATGTTTTTTCAAGTATCCTTGTCCACCCACCCTAGCCGAGCCAGACACCTGAGCCGAGTCAGATACTCGAGCCGAGCCACACACCCAAGCCGAGTCAGATACTCGAGCCGAGCCAGTCACCCAAGCAGAGCCAGTCACCTGAGCCGAG